AGAAGAAGGACTCTCCCGCCGCGATACTTGTCCTTCGTCTGAGACGTTCCCGGCTTCAGAAGCTTTCCCGTCGCAATCGGATAGACATAGTTCGCAGCGCCAGAATCGCCAGAAAGAGAGACGATGAGCTCGTCTGGGCCACCAATAGCCTGAAACGCAGTCATTGCGTTTATCCTGGTGTTTAGAAGATGGAAGTTGTCTTTATCCCAGTCGACAAGGTTCCTGATCCCCTTAACCTTTTCGACCGTTCCAACGACTTGAAAGTAGCAGCCGTCGACCCGGTTAATTTCGCCGCTGTTTGCCCAAACACGGTCAGACAGACCCCTGGTCAGCACTGGTACAGCGTGAAACCCTTTGCCTTGAGCTATGCGCGCCACGGAGCCGCCCCCTACCCTGTGATGGTTCTAGGCCAGCTGCCGAGAGCCTCGTCGATTTGCGGCTCCCCTCGGCCAATCTGGATGCGTGTGCCTGGGTCTGCCTCCTCTTCGCGCTCCATTCGCTCGATGGCCTCCAGGGCATAAGCCCGCTTCTGGGTTGCGGCGCTATGGTTCTCTTCCTCGCTAAGGGCGTAGCTCTCGGCTAGGTCAAGAAGAATTGGCTGGTGCTGCCTGGGAAGGTGCGGCGCGTCGTGGTCCTCTGTGAGCTCTCGAGGCGCCACAAAGTACGTCACATCCACGAGATACTCTTCGTCTGGAGGGGGCCAAAACCTGATGTGGTGACTGCCGCTGGTGACAGGGCCCCTCTCGGCAATCGCACCGATGCTCGTCTGCATGGTGAACCCATCGAAGTCGCTGTCTTGGTGGGTAAATCCAAGCGCAGCGTCCTCGACAGCATCTGCAAATATATCTGTAGACAGAGTCTGGATGTCGTTGGCTGAGAGGTAGTAAAGCTCTGAGCCGCCATTCTTGGTTCGGTATAGAGCTACCCCATAGTCTGGCTTATGGGCAACCGTCACCGACACTGACGGGAGGGCGACCGTTGTCGTGATTTGGTCTGACGCAGCAGACAGTGGGCCCATCTCCTGCGTCTTAGTATTGAAGTAACAATACTTGTAGGTATAGACGGCCCCTGGGTTGGTAGTCGAGGCGGTCGCGCTTCCCGAGACACGAGGCGCAAGGTCTGGCGCAGGGATCTGCGTATGCCGCTCGAGCGCGTAGTACTGAGGGTACGAATCGTAGTCCTTGACCGTGAGCCCCTTCATGTGGGGCGAAAGTAAGCTCGACTCTCGGATATGCCTGACAAACCCGTTGCCCGTACAGACGATGGACTCGATTGAAGCAGCCCCCTCAGGAAGCGGGTACTCGTCCCAGTAAATCTTCCAGGAGTCGTCGTTTGTAGCTGTGGTTGTGGCGCCCCCGTACCGCGCCTCCATGTACAGGCTGGTCGTCGCGTTGTGGCTGAGGATTCGGTTCACAGTCCCGTCAGGGGCCTCTATCTTGGACCCGGTGCGGGTGCCCTGAGTGGTCGCCATGGAGTCAGCGGTGCCAAGCGTCACCAGCCGGCTGCCGTTCGTGAACGTAGCTCCTGGCGTAGCCCCTGACGCTGTCCTCGACTCAGGTGTGTGCGTCCCGAACTGGTGGGTTCGCCTGAGCCAGGTCCAGGTGTTCCGCCGACCACAGATCGCCATGTAGGCGTCGTTGATGAAGTCGCCTAGACGCCCGTCGTTCCCGTCGAATCCGCGCCGGCGACCCAGGCGCTGCTTGAGTGTCGCAAAGTCCATTCGGGTCTCCTAGAGAGATCAGGAGGGGGCGGGCTAAGGTCAGGTCACCCGCCCCCTCAAGAGTACCCGAATCTATCGACCCGGAGGTGCGTGTCGCAGGTACAGGGTCAGCGTGATGTCGACGGCAGACAAGTCCCGGCCAGCGCCAAGCTCTGATGTCTTGAGGAGGATAGAGTCGCCCTCCGCAAGAAAAACATTCTTAGGGGTGGCATTGTCGGGGCCTGCGATAGTCATGTCGAGCTTTGTTCCGACAGTCATCGACTGCGTGAGCGTCGTATACCCATTCGTGCCCGTGGGGTGAATCAGCGGATAGAACGTATCGTTGAGAGTCGCTCCAGATCCGACAACAATGTCCAGGCCAGACCCGTTTGTGACAACGGCTCCAGTAGCCGTATGCGAAATCAGGTTAGCCGCCTCCACCTTCCAGTAGCCGGTCTCTGACTGGCTCCCTGCGGTAAAGATTGGATCGCTGTAGTCCGTCGCAAAGCCGCCGGCAGACGTGTCCTCCCAGGTGAAGGTTGTGACAATCGGAATAAGCCCGACGCCGTGAACCTGGTTGCCGCCTTTGATGGCGTTCCAGATAGGGCGACCGAAGCCTGAAGGTGCAGTAGTAGTTCCCATAATTCAATTCTCCTCGACCTGTTTGGGTAGGGGGCCGAAACCCCCTACCCTCAGGCGTGTTGCCCGTCAGCGGCTCTACAGCAACTGACGAGCGAGTTTGTTAGCCGACCGAAATCGGGTTGTGGACCAAGAACACCAAACGAAGCGACGGAGTCGCATCGGTCTCTGCCTCGAGGGAGATAGCGCGAACCTTGTTCACGATGTCGTCAGTCCCGGTTCCGGAGACCACAGGGATTGCGACCGAGTAGCGAATGAACGTACCAGCGGCAGTGACCTCAAGGAGGTCTCCAACCGAAACGTTTGCGCTGTCGCCGTCAACGAGCGCAAGGCACTCGCCAGCAATACACACATCCGCCACGCCGTCGTTGAGCAGGCCCGAGGGGGGCAAGACAACTCCGGTGTACTGGATGTTTGTTAAAACGGGCGCGTCAAGAACCTTGCCCGCAGTGGACAGGTCGATAGCGCCGACGTAGCCCTGGGCACGGTCGTTCGTTCCGTCTCCAGTCACCTCGAGGGTGACTAATTTTGAATCAGATAAAGCCATTTTAGTACCCCTTTCTAGGCGCTGTAGGCACCGCCAGCAAAGTTAAACGCACCATGCTCGCGGAGATTGTTAATAGTAAGAATGCCGTGGAACTTGGTCTTGGAGATCCAAGCCCACTGCTCCTGAGCCAAACGCCAGTCATCCATGAAGAAGTGAGCGTTCGGGTTAATCCAGAGAACCATGTTTCCAAGGTTAGTCTGGCCCTTGCTCTTACCCTTCACAGGGTCCAGCATCCCAGGCACAAAACCATGTCCTGCAGAGGCGCTAGGCGCTCCACCAGTCATGTTGAGCATAAAGCCCTCACCACTGTTCTCGGTGATGTTGTAGTCAGGGATGACCGTCGCACCCTTGAATCGGAGACTGGTGAAGCCTGCGCTTCCCATAGACTCGTCAACCAGAGCGCGCTCCGGTCCACACCATTCCTCGTAGCCGTCGTAGACAGCCGGATCGACCAGCATCGTGTCAGGACGACGACCCCACTGCGAACACTCGCGGTAGAGCTGGGTCCAAGTCGGAATGCCGGCAGTCATGAAACCGCCGCCGATCTGCTGGAACTGGTTGAAGTGGTAGTTGGCGTTCTTCTGGACGTTGCCAACGGTAATGCCGCCAGCTTGGTTTGCGGGAGTCGCAAACTCAATCATCCCGCGAATACCGTCGATGTCGCCACTCACGGTGCTAGCCGTGTGAAGCTGTTCCTCGATGTAGTTACGCATAGTAATGGCGCATTGCTGCATCTCGGCATCGAGAAGCTTGCCAATCTGGCGCTTCGCGTTCTGGTTGAGATCGACCTTGTCGCATGCAACGACTGACTGACAGGAAATCTGCCCCCAGTCGTCCCACAGGAACATCTTGACGAACTCACTGTCAGCCGTGTTCAGAACCTGCGAACCCTGGTAGGTCTGCACGTTCGGATTCTCGGCGTGAGCAAACGGGACTCGCGCGTTAGGCGCGGCCTCGAGGTGGATAGAGCCCTTGTTGTACATCGAGTACAACAGGGGAGACTGTTCCAGGATAAGCCAAACAAGCTTCTCCCAGCTAGCGCCCCACGTAAGGCTAAATGCCTTCGTGTAGTCGCTAAGAGTTGTTGAAAATGGAGCTCCCATTATTCCCTCTCAGAAGACCTAATACGGCCCCTAGCCAAACCTACTCTTCAAATCCGGATTCTGCCCAAGGACCTGGTCGAGGATGTCATCCATGGACATCGTCGCCGTAGACCCAATGGGGGAGGAAGCCGTACCTGACTGGCCTGACGGAGGAGCTGATTCAGCCCTTCGTTTAGCGTTGTCGATAAGACGGCCTTCATTGACCGCCCTGATGGCACGCTCCCCGGCCAGAGACAGAGCAGCCCGATAGGCATCCTCTGTTCCTGAGCCGAGAAGACTCACAATTGTTGGGTCGTTAGCGTCCAAGATTTTACGCATCTCCGTTTTGACGCGCTCGTCCTTGAACTCCCGGTAGGTCCCAGACTTCATATCCTCAAAAATCGTGTTCAAACGAGAGGCCTCGCGGTGCGGAGCAAAAGTCTCCGCAACGGAATAGACCTGTCGCTTGAGCGTATCGATCTCCTTGAGGAGGTCATGTTCGCGCGGACCAGACCCTGCGGCCTTCATACGCGCGTCCATTATCTCGAGCAGAGCTCCAAACCCATCTCCATTCTCAGCTTTCTCGGTGAACCGCTGTCGCAGCTCTTCAACGGTAGGAGCAGTCTCCTGCTCCGCGCTGTCAGCCCCATTCGGCTTTTGGCCTGACTGAGCTTGCATAGCAAGCCAGGCCTGTTGGAGTTGGTTTTGTTGGTCCTGCAGTTTTGTCCTGTCCTCGTCAAGTCCGCGCTTTAGGTCAGCGACTTCTTGAGTTTTTGAGGTCAGGCCAGACTGCATCTCTCGATAAATGGCTAGGTTTTCCGGCTCAAGGTCTAGGGGATTCCCAGACCAAAACGACCCAGAACCGTTTCCACCATCACTCGAGACATCGGTTCCTTCTCCGGGTGCTGCTTCAATGCTGTCGGTCTCGGTGGCGGCCACCTCCGAGTTATCAACGTGCTCTGATGCCTCTTCCGGAGCTGGATTATCGCTGTCAAGCTCAGGGTTCACGGATTCTCCAAAATGCGACTAGGTTGCAAGTGACTCCCGAACCAGTCGCTCAAGTTCGGGCCTTTTCGTTGTAATCGGGACCTTTAGCCCCAGATCCTTGGCCTGCCTTTTCAGATCAGGCCAAGTCTTGGAAACAATCGTATCCACTTCTGCGGGGGTTGTGTCAACCTGCTTGTCCTTAGAAGTGCTTTCTTGTGCGCGATTTTCCGACCATCGCTTCACAATCTCGTCCTGAGTGTAGCGCTTAGTGCCGGCGTGGTGCTTACGTTTTCCCTCCTTCACCGACTCAATCAAGCCGTGCTTCTTCAGAATCCTCTTGGCCTCAGCCTTCGACACGGTCTGGCCCACCAGGTGGTCTTCCGGGGCGTTCTCGGCAAACGTGTACTCGCCGCTATGACTTGACTGGGTCTTCGCGTCTGAAAGGAAGTCGTGACTCATCGTGCCCCTGCGCCTGCACCTGGGACATGTGATGTAAGTAAACCCGCGCTCCTTCTGCGCCACAAAGGCGCTAACTGTAAAGCCCTGCTCGGTTGCGTGGCTGCATCGGCAGCACTGAAGTGTGTAGATTGGCAATTAAGTCTCCTTCCTAAAACTCTGGTACGCCTGCTGATGGAGAGAACCCGCCTCGGCCAGCTGCGGGGATCGTAAGAGACTCTCCGCTGACCGGGTTGACCGCCGCCCCCATTCCAACGGTCTCTTCGGGGGGAGCGCCCTCTTCTGGCGGCGGAGGCGCCGCGCCTGCCTGGCCGGCAGCCTGACCGAAGAGCTGTGCAAAGCTATCTCTTATTGCAGGACTGTCCTGCTCCCAGAGCTCCAACGCCTTCGTGTAGAAGATTGCAATCGCCTGCGGTGGCACCTGGGCTGCTGCCAGCGACTGTGCAGACATGGCGAGAGCATTCATGAATCCAATGTAGGACTGGCGCTCTGCCTCTGGCCCAACGGGCTTCATGCTTCCTGCATGGATTCCCACGTCGAACTCGCCGCGAATGTCCGACCGCGTATAGCCAACCGCCGCCGCCTCCTCGCCAGTCAATCGCACCCAGCGCTCAGCATCGTAGAACTGCTGCATGACCTGGAGGGTCTTCCTCGCCACTATCTGGACAAACTTCTCAAACTCGCGGAGCTTGGTTTCCGACCTACCCGCGTGCATTGCAGCTCGGTACGAGACCTCGGTAGCAGACTTCGCAGATGAGCGCCCGCCACGAACAGCCTCATCGCCAGCACCAACCTCGTTCATGAACGAACGAAGGATGTTCATGGTCCCAAGAAACTCTTGAGGGAAGGCTGGCATCACCAAGTTACGAACGTCGCCGCCCACGTTCTTGCTCTTGGCTGCAACCATTTGAGGCAGGTTGGACGCTAGCGCCGCCTTTGCGTTCTTGTCGAAGATGCCGTCCTTGTAGACGGTCTTGAGCGCCATAGACGCCTCGAGGCCGCTGACCGCACTATCGAGCAGGCGCTGCATCCTGACCGCTATAGGCAGGATCTTCTGCGCCAGCGAAATCCCGTAGAACTGGTCGTTGACCCGCTCAAAGCGAAGGTCGATGAACGGGTAGCCCTCCATGTCGAGCGGGCTCAGCGCATGCTTGAGTACAGTCAGATCCTTGCCCTTGTCGCCCTGACGGCAAGCCCAGAGAATCCTCATCTCCTTCACCCGGCGCCTCTTCCTGGTTCCGCCGACACGAACGATTCTTCGCGCCCATGCGTGATACCAGACCTCGTAGACCTCTACGTGTTCAGCGTCTTCACGGCTCCATACGTTTCCAATAGACGACTCGTTGAGCTGGTCTAACGACTTCACCTTGTCTGGGGCAAGGCCCTTCGTATTGGCAAACCTGCTGTCGTTTTTGACCTCGTCGATGTGAATCAGGTGCCTGACGGCAACCCACGGCATGCGGCCAATCTCGTCGTATCCTGGAGGAAACACGAAGTTAAACGGGCTCACCCGGAGAAGCGTGGCGTGTGCAGTTGGCCTGTCTGACGGCAACCCTAGGGCTTCGAGCTGGTCGCGGATGGTGGCGATTGAGGAGTCATCCCCAATGTCTTCCTCCTCATCCAGGTCTCTATCGTAGTCCTCTACCGGAACAAACACGCCCGCTGGCTGGTATGTGATTCTCCCAATGCCTGCAGAAAGCACTAAGGCGTCGTCGAGTATGCGCTGACACTCCCTATTGAAGCCGCCTTCCTGCCACTCATACATAAGGGCCGCCTGAGCCACCTTTGCCTTGAGCTTCTCCTCTCCAATGTCAGAGGGCCTTCGCGGCTTTGCGTAGATAGCCGGGTCGTTGTGGAAGATGTGCGGCTTTACAGCGTCCAGGGCAGAGGAGATGAGCGCCAGTCCACGGCTCCCGTCCCGCTTCTCTATGCCCATCCGATAGGCGTCCAGCAGCTCGCGCCAGTCGTCGAAATGCGCCTTTCTGATGATTTCTTCCGCCGCCAGAACCCTGTCCAAGAGCGCGCTAGCGTCGTCCTGCTTAATCGGCAACTTGGTTGGATCGAACTTAGCCATCACACCCACTTAGATCCAAGGCCACTCTTCTTCACTGGCCGGTGGTCGTCGCTCTCGCCCCAAACGGTCCAGTTTGGCGGAGGGAGCTCATTTTCTCTCGGGTTCTTCCGGTTAGACGAACCCGCCTCCATGTCACACACGGTCTGGGCCTGTAGCCAAGCCATGACCAGGTCATCGTGCTCCCCTGGGGGGGCGCCAACCTTAACCCGTTTGTACATCTCGTCGCCAGAGACCAGGGCAACTGAGCCCGTAGACTTCTTGGTCAACTCCATGAACATTCGCATTTCCCTGACAAGTCGTTGACTTCTAATGACCAGCATCCTTGAGCCGATAATATCTATACCTACATGAACCATCATCGGCTTTGTAGCGATTGTTGTCGTCCAGCCGAATCTCGCCTCAAAGTTTACCGACTCTACCTGCTCTCGCTGGTACAGATTCCAGTACTCAGTCTGCATGATGCCAAGGGAAACTGCATGACCGACACCGTTAATCTCCCAAGAAAGCAGCGCATCATTGTAGTGCCGGCACAGAAGCACGGCCTTCTCTGAGGTCTGCAGGGCCTCCGTCTTTCCCTGATACTCGGCTACCTGCACCCTTGTGTCCATACGAATTACCTGCATGGCGGTCCAGTCTCCCGTGGACTTTCCTGACGCAGGATCTACCGCTACGACATACTTGACCCCGTCTTCGGGCCACTCCCACACCCACAGAGCGTTGCTCTTTGCGCTGCCCTTGCCTGACAGTTCGGGCTCCATAAATGAGGCCAGCCCAATCCTTGAGGTGGAGTCCTCCTGGCCCGAAACATCTAGGATGTCTCCAATGAACTTCGGCTTCTTCACAGAACCGTGCTCGACCGCAGCCAAGTCTGGCTCCTCGAAAATGCGGCTTGCCGAGAAGGCAAACGCCTCTTCTGGCTTGCCTGGATACTCCTGCTTGAACAGGTCCCAGTTAGCCTGACACTTGTCCATCCAGGTGCGATACGCCCAATACGCCTGCTCTGGAAGCAAGTCGTAAGACTGAATCATCGAGAGGAGATCGTCGTCGAACCTAGTTATCAAATCCTTGAAAGACACGCTCTCGGGGATCTCCCTGACGTAGTTCGGCATCGCGTGCCACGGATAGAAGACGGCCTCCCACTCGCTGTCGATAGGATTGCCCTTACTGTCCTCTTTATTCCAGGCCTTCCAAAACTCCTTGTAGAAGTAGCCGCCAGCACCGTTTGCTGTGGACTCGAGGACCACTAGCGTCTCTGGGTCGTCAGACAGGGTCTGCATCAGGCCCAGCATGAAGGTCGCTGGGTCGCCCCAAAAGGCAATCTCAGAGCCATGGAAGTAGTGGATCTCAAAGCCTCGAGTCGAGTTAACCGCGTCTGCGACCGACACCTCAAACTTAGAGTTCAACCCCGCCGTCTCGTCCAGCGGGTGAGTCATCCAGAGCTCGTTATCGTTGTTTCGCCTCAGCTCAGGACGAAGGTCTAGCGGCTTGTTGTTGTGCAGGTCAGCCGCATCCTCTGCAGACTCTGCCTTGTGAACCTTCCCAGGATCGTCTGTAGACGTACCGTTAGGTAGATTGTCATACATCTTCTTAGCCATCATGAAGATGTTGTTGGTCGTTATTCTATCTACTGCCGTCACGAAAGCTCGCCTGTTGGGCCTCGTCAGGCACTGATGAAACATGAACGCCTGGGTGATGGTAGACAGGCCCATCCGCCTCGCCTTGAGGACGATGAAACGCCCAGGTCGGCCTTCTTCACGCGCCTTTATGATTCGGCGGTAGAAGTCTTCCTGGATCTTGTTCAGCTTTAGAGTGACGGTATCGCCAACCCTCCCCTTATTGCTTGTCTCGGGACGATTCAATACCTTCAAAAACTCTTCAGAGAACGCCGGAAAGTCTGCGTACTCTGGAGTCTCCGTTAAGCGCCGAGAGATTGCCCTCGAACGCTTCAGGCTCATCGCCTTGCGAGGCACTACGCCTTGCTCTTCGCAGCTGCGAGCTCCTCTTCGGAAGCACCACTGTGCTCAGCAACAGCAGTCTCATTCTTCTGAACTGCAGAGATGCGCGCCACAATTGCGCGGATAGCGTCTTCTCTTGGCTCGTTGTCGTCGTTGCGGCCAGCCTGTTCGGCAGCCAGGAGATTCGCGAGCATCCCCATCTCGGCTGTCTTACGAAGGCGTGCGCGAAGGCCAACCATGTCAGGAACGTACTCGGTAAGCTTCAGTTCGTTGTGCGTGTTTGAGACCACCCTCTTGAAGCGCTTGACGTGTTCCTCGGTGGAGTACTTCTGGTAGAAGCGGAAGCCGCGATTCTTTGCGCCAACGAATACATCCATCAACGCCTCCTCGAGAGCCTCCCCATCTCCCATCGGGCCTTCGTCACGAGAGCGACCCCGCTCCACATATCGCTTGAAGCGGGCCTGGACCTCGCGGGTCGCGTAACACTTATCGAGTTGCTCGAGAGTGATCTTCCGCTGATCGATCATTGCCTTCTGGTTTGCTGCTGCCGACATCGTAGTCATGACCGCCTCCGACTCATGCGAATCTTGCGGATGCCGCCCCCCTTGCGCTTTTGAGCGCCCTCCCGAAGCGCATCGCGCAGGGAGGTGACTTCGCCCAGAAGAGACGTTCGCCCCTTCCCGTCCAGCTCAGCATCGTAAACTTCAGAAAGGGCGTCGTCAGACAATCCCGCCAACTGCTTTACGGCCTCCTTGACCGTAAGCGCGCTTGGGTCGAAACTCATCGTGTCCTCCAATATGGTTGCTACAGCAACTCTAAGACAATGGTCAAACTAAGGTATATCAATGGCGGCGAAGAATAAAGCCTCCTAAGAACGAGAAAGAAAAAGTGGGCAGCACATTGTGTCAGACGAAGACAAAGGCAGGTGGGGAACTACTCGACAGATTGAAGTAGTCAAGGAAGCTGTCGCCTCCGCCCTGGCAGACGCTGACGAGACCCGCACCACGCGGAGAGAAGAGCCCCCGGCGAGCGACACGCCCCCGCCTGCCCCAGACATCACCCAATCCAAGCTCCCCGTCAAGGTCGTCATTGGACTTGTCCTATACGCAGTGGGGCAGGTCCTCACTCTTGCCGGCGTCTACTACGACCTACGCGCAGATGTCCGCTCCCTCCAGGAAGCAACCGCTCCCCCCGAAGTCACAGAGGTTCGCCTTCGTATCGGGCAGATGGAGAGAGACCTTCAGCGCATAGAAAGCCGGACAAGAGAGTCTCCTACCGCCATGGACAACATGAGGCGTGTAGGCGAGCTCAATGCAGATGTCAGGGAATTGAAAGCCAGGGTGCGTTCGCTGGAGAGACAGTAGCTCTACCTGAGGTCTGACAGCCTGGTGCTTGGGTCCAGGTCGTACCCGGTCGCCCTGTACTGCTCCAGCAGCCTCTGTCGCTCGGCCTCTTTCTCGAGCTCCTTCTGCTCAGCCACCATCATCATGTCCTCTGGAGTTACCAGGCCTTCATACCCTGGTCCGGGCGGAGTAAACAGCCCCGAAGATTGCGGTGCCGCAGAGGCATAGCCAGCACCACCAGCAAGCCCAGAGATGGGGCCAGCCAACAACGCCCCTTCAAGAAGCGCTGCCGGGGTAAGCCCCTTCAAAAGCCCTTTACCGCCAGCCTTTAATATGTTGGCAGCCCGCGTAAGTGGCGGCTCCTTGAGCGGCTTTAGCCCGCGAAATACGAGCTTGCCCTCCCCGCCAGCAAAGCGAGGGTCGTTTTCAATCTCTGCCAGCACTCGCCTTGTCTCTTCTGACAGCCTGCGCGCCCCCGGACTCTGAGTGCTAGTGCCATGCTTTCCCCAAAGACGACTGCCCTCTTGAGCCTCCCATATCTCTTTTGCCGAGTCATACTTGCCAATGTCTATGCCGAGCCTAGCTGCTGCATCGTCCACCAAGGACTGAAGTTCAGAATACTTCATTGGCTTACCAACGCGGGTTACGTCTACGCCTTCTCCCCAAGCATATTGGGTGCTTGGAAAGTCGTAGAGGAGGTGCGGATCATGCTTTCCAATCTGAAAGTCGCCCGGATCTACGATGTTCTCTACCCTCTGAACCATGCCTGCCGGAAGGTCTTCTACAGCCTTCTTGCTGAACCCAGAGGGCCACTTTCTCTTCCCAAGAGCCTCCATTTCCGCCGCTTCCTCAGCCAACAGCCCTGCTGGAGGCCAATCAGCCGTTCTTGGTTTTGGCTTGCCATGACGCTCCATGTAACTCTTTTCCCCGAGAGCAAACCTCCCCAAAATGGGCTCAGTCGGAATGTCTACAAACTCCACCCCTGGAGGCAGGCGACCAGCATGTATCCGGCCCCCGCCCGCTCTTAGGCCCTCGGCATGTTCCCGTGACATGGCCCGAGCCGTAAACTGACCCTCTGGGCCTTCTAGATCCCCCAAATACGATCCAGCAATCATGGGGTTGTCAGCGGCAAATATGGTGCCTGGATAGCTGCCGACGAACGGGTTCTTGTTCCTGAACGCCGCCCTGTCTGTCGCCCATGGGTCGGGCCTGCTACGAGCGACCCCCGACCTTAGCCCCTCATAGGTGGGCGCAAGAGGAATAGAGTCCAGGATTCCCTGGAGAGTGGACTCCCCGATAATTTGATTCATGTCTATGGGCGCCGCTTCAAGACTGACGCCCTCAGGAGCATAGGAAGGTAGAACGCTTCCTCTCGCTAGTCTGGGGCGCACCTCGAGGTCGTCGTACAAAGGCATGAGAAGAAACTACACCAGATAAAAGCACTCTGACAACGCTAGACCTCTCTGGGGTCAGGTGCTACCTTCAACCTCCCGCCCATGGGGCCTGTCACGGTACCAAAGACAGGTGGCCGGCTAAATGGGTTCCGGAGACACGACCCCCCTCCTTCCAGTGTTTCCGGGGCCCTAGCCAGGCACCCCACTACAGACTAAGAAGTTTTTTTTCTGACGAGCTGTTTACTGCTCGACCCACCTTTGGTGGGCGCGAGATTTTTATCTCAACGGGCCCAGGATGCTCGCGATGTCTTCGATTCGCGCGGTCTCGAGGTCAACGCCTTCGGGCAGAGAGTACATCACGTCTTCGATCCCATATCGGTTGATTGCTTCTCTGAGAAGGTCTTCTCGGCGCACACGCCCCGCGAGCTCTTTCTGCTCGGCAACTCTCTCGATGTCTTCTGGTCGGAAGAGGCCTTCATAGCCTTCTCCTGGAGCCGCGAAGAGTCCTGCTGACTCTGGGGCTGCAGACGCATAGCCAAGACCGGCAGAGCCTGCACCTACTGCGGAACCCAACAGTAAGTCCTTCGCGATACCAGCGGGACCGAGAGCGGCCCCTGCGAAGCGTTTTGCGCCAGCGCCCATTCTGGCTAGGCGCCCTGGTTGCGGAGCCCGGTTAGCCCCAGACTGGAAAGCTTCGTTTGTAAAGCGCTTCCTAAGGACCTCCGGGTCGTTGGTTATCAGCAGGCCGGGAGCGTCTGGCGGCGGAAGGAGCTTGGCCCGAAGATACCGACTCATGACTTCTGGGTCTGCCCACTCTGGCGGCGGGGGGATCGGCCCCGAAGGTGTCGGCCTTGAGGGGGGAAGCCTCTCGTAAGGAACCATCGCCCTGCCAGCCCCTCCACCTACGGCCCCGCCGAGACCGCCAGCCAAGGCAGCATCTCTAAGGAGGGTCTCCATGTCCACCTCCTGGTAGGAAGGCTCAAGCCTTACCGGCCCTGTCTCTAAGTCGTCGTACAGGGGCATCTCTATCTCCCCATCGCCTGCAGCCTGGCTTCTAGTGCCTGCTGCTCTTCGAGCTCGCGCATCAGTTGCTCTACTTGAGCGGCTCTTCCTGGATCGGGGGAACGCATTGCTTCGCCTGCGGCCAGGGTGCCGGTAGGACTTCGCATACCTCCAAAGTACAGGCTCTCGCCGGGGGGGCCTCTGCGCTGGCTATAGGGGATCTCCTCTTCCATGTACCCAGGAATGGACCCGAAGCCTCGCTCTGGTTGCGGAGGAAAGCCGCCGAGCTCAGCCGGCGGCACGACACTGCTCCAATCTATCTGGGGGCCAACTGTGGGTCTGGGGCGTTGCGTCTGCTCAGCCATGATCTCCGGAGGGAGCGGCTCCTGTGGAGGCATCATGCTCATGACTTGCTCGCCTACCGTTCCAAAGACATCGCCTCCGAAATCAGGGTATCCAAAAGGCGTTTGGGGCTCGTAGTCGTAGTCTTCACGATAGTGAGGGTTTCGATTTAGCGCCGCGCGGACATCCATGTAAGGAGCGTCATACCCGCCAAGAAGGCCCATATACTCTGGGTCGAGGTATTCAGGGGGCAGCGGAAACCGCTTCATACCAGCAGACGCACGGGCTAAAGCATCTTCATCCTCGCCCCAATCGAGCCGCTGGTGTTCTGGAATACCAAATCGCCTGTCTGCCTCTGCACGGCTACGATTGACAGCATCCATCAGCGCCTTCGCCTGCTCCGGGTCGATTAGTTCGCCAGCCATCTCTTCTCCAGGTACGAATCTTCTGAAACCGTATCACACGTTTCCTACCACTTCACGCATACCCGTGAGGGTCGAAGTAAACCCCGTCCTCTCCTTCGTGTACGGGTCGTAGTACCGATACTCAATCCTCGGCTCAACCCTCCCCTTCTTCTTCCTCCTCAAAGCCATGAACCGCTTCCGAGCCTCCTCCCCAACCTTCCCCCACCCCTCGAGTCCCTCCAGCTCAGAAGTACTCATCTCAGCTAACTCAGGCGGTAACCAACCAGGAAAGACCATCCCCTTCTCGTCCCTCCCTATCCCAAGACCCAACTCACCCACCAACCACTCACACCCCAGGTGAGTAGAGAAGAACCCATACACAGGGTTCCCATCCTTGTCCTCCAAAGAACTGTTCCTCGAGACATACCGATCCCCAGACCGAATGCTCTCACCACAAGAACTACAAGACCTTCTTTTTTTACTTTTGGAAGTTCTAAAAGAATGAATAGGCATGCCGGCCCCCTACAGACTAGACAGACTAGTACATCTATAAGCCCTATAAACAAAAGCCTGTCTAGCCTGTCTGTATAGACTAGCCTGACTAGCCTTACAGCCCCCCTACCCCCCACAGACTTACCTACCCCCGGTACCGCCGTCAAGTACCCCCCCCTCCAGGTACAAGTACCCCCGGTACCGCTCCAAAGGTACCCCCCCCATAGTCAGCATGTTTGAATGTAGGAATAATATATATGTGCGTACAACGAGCCGGGGGGGTCAGGGTAGCCCGAGCCTCGCGTCTGCCTCGACGCGCGCGCCCGAGCGCGTAACTTCGCGCGCGATTGGCTGAACGGCTGTTCACCTGGACAACTGTTCACCTGAACATGCGCTCAGCCCCCTACGCGCCTACCAGCTACCGCGCAGCTGCACCCGGCAAGGGCTAGGTCACGTCCTCCAAGGTCGCGCAGAAAGTCCTTCTCTGTCTTGTGCTCGGAAGGGCGAACAATGGTGCCGCCTGGTGACCCCTAGCAATACCGAACAAACACCGAACGGACCCTTACAGGGCCCATGCGCTCAAAGGGTCACTGCTCCACTGATTTCAATTACTTTCGATTTCTACCTTTACCGGAAGCAATTCCTCGGGTTACTATTTGGCATCGCTTGAGAAGGACTGCAGTGACTAGGTCCTTCACTAGCGACGGTCATTGACAACTAAATATCCTGTCCACTCCCGGACTAACAGCGAAAGGCTGCCGGGATGCAAGCGCAAGAAATGTGGACAACAAAAGAATGGCTGAATTGTGGTCACTGCCCAGAATGTGGGGTGTATATGTCAACAATTCAGGAAGGCTTCGCCCGCCTTAGAAAAATCATGGCGGACAACGGCGGAGACCGTGGGGAGTTTGACCCACGGTTAAACATAATTGAGGCGGTACTCGCTTTTGAGGGTAGGTACCTTTATTCGATGACCGATGAAATGAAAGAAGAAATTGATCGCTGCGAAACAGTAGTCTGGTATAGAAAAAAGTACTTCTGGCACGTCTGGTAGACGTAATCGATCGGGCAGTGATTACAATTCAGTCATTCTTTTTAGTATGTACAGTCGACTGATTAAGCGACACTGGCAAGCCTTTCCGGAGGTATCCCATGGCGCGAAATAACAGACGACAACGGCGACAACGTAAGCAAACTCTGGCACCGGTCGAACGGTCAACGAGCGCGCGTGTTGCGCTTCCCTCTGATACTCGCGCGGTCCGGGCATATCTCAGGCTGCAAGCGTGGAACAGGGAGGCAAACGCCACCAACTGCAGGCGAAACACTAAGCACGGACTACGCTCGCGCTTCCCTATCCCAATTTCGGACAAGGCAAGCGCGACACCCACAAACGAGCGCGACAACAAGCGCGACACCGAACGAGCGGCTCAATTCGATTTCTATCGGGCTTGCGCCAAGGGCGAAACGTGGCAGCAAACTAATAACTAAGGGCTTCTAGTGTCG